GAGAACCTGTTGTTCCTTGAGAACCTGTAATACCTTGAATACCTTGAATACCTTGAGTTCCTTGAGCTCCATCAGTTCCTTGAGAACCTGTTGTTCCTTGAGAACCTGTTGTTCCTTGAGAACCTGTAATACCTTGAATACCTTGAATACCTTGAGTTCCTTGAGCTCCATCAGTTCCTTGAGAACCTGTTGTTCCTTGAGAACCTGTTGTTCCTTGAGAACCTGTTGTTCCTTGAGAACCTGTTATTCCTTGAATACCTTGTATACCTTGTATACCTTGAGTACCAGCACCGGTTATTCCTTGTATTCCTTGAGAACCTGTAACACCCTGAATTCCTTGTGTTCCTGAACCTTCAATTCCTTGTATTCCTTGAGAACCTGTAATACCCTGAATTCCTTGAGAACCAATAGTACCTTGAGTACCATCACCAGTTATTCCTTGAATTCCTTGTATTCCATCAGTTCCTTGAGAACCTGTAATACCCTGAATTCCTTGTGTTCCTGAACCTTCAATTCCTTGTATTCCTTGAGAACCTGTAATACCCTGAATTCCTTGTGTTCCTGAACCTTCAATTCCTTGTATTCCTTGAGAACCTGTAATACCCTGAATTCCTTGTGTTCCTGAACCTTCAATTCCTTGTATTCCTTGAGAACCTGTAATACCCTGAATTCCTTGTGCTCCATCAGTTCCTTGAGAACCTATTATTCCTTGAATTCCTTGTGTTCCATCAGTTCCTTGCGAACCTGTAATACCCTGAATTCCTTGTGTACCTTGAGTCCCAGAACCTTCAATTCCTTGTATTCCTTGAGAACCTGTAATACCCTGAATACCTTGAATACCTTGAGCTCCATCAGTTCCTTGAGAACCTGTTGTTCCTTGAGAACCTGTTATTCCTTGAGAACCTGTTATTCCTTGAATACCTTGAATACCTTGTATGCCTTGAGCTCCATCAGTTCCTTGAGAACCTGTTGTTCCTTGAGAACCTGTTATTCCTTGTATACCTTGAGTTCCTTGAGAACCTGTTATTCCTTGTATACCTTGAGTTCCTTGAGAACCTGTTATTCCTTGTATACCTTGAGTTCCTTGAGAACCTGTAATACCTTGAATACCCTGTATACCTTGAGCTCCATCAGTTCCTTGAGAACCTGTTGTTCCTTGTATACCTTGAGTTCCTTGAGAACCTGTAATACCTTGAATACCTTGTATGCCTTGAGCTCCATCAGTTCCTTGAGAACCTGTTATTCCTTGTATACCTTGAGTTCCTTGAGAACCTGTTATTCCTTGTATACCTTGAGTTCCTTGAGAACCTGTTATACCTTGAATACCTTGAATACCTTGTGTTCCTTGAGAACCTTGAGCTCCTTGAGTTCCTTGAGAACCTGTAATACCCTGAATACCTTGAATACCTTGAATACCCTGAATACCTTGAATACCTTGAATACCTTGTGTTCCTTGAGAACCTTGAGCTCCTTGAGTTCCTTGAGAACCTGTAATACCCTGAATTCCTTGAATACCTTGAATACCTTGAGTTCCTTGAGAACCTGTTATTCCTTGAATTCCTTGAATACCTTGAATACTTTGTATACCTTGAATACCTTGAATACCTTGAGCTCCATCAGTTCCTTGAGAACCTGTTATTCCTTGAATACCTTGAATACCTTGAGCTCCATCAGTTCCTTGAGAACCTGTTGTTCCTTGAGAACCTGTTATTCCTTGAATACCTTGAGAACCACTAATACCTTGTATACCTTGAATTCCTTGAGTTCCTTGAGTTCCTTCACCTGTTCCTACTATAATAGAACCTGTTAAATTTGAACTATTTATAGAACCTGTTAATTCTGTACTCATATTTATTCTTTATTTTATTTATATATTCATTATTATAATGAATTAGTAGTACTAAAAGTATTAGGACTATTAACAGTAATACTTCCACTTCCACTATCAAATGTTCCATTTATTAATAATGCTGTAGTTGTTACAGAATCACCCAATCCCGATATTTCAGATTCACATCTAATATCTACAGTATCATTATAATCTATATTAGGTACCTGCTCATTAGTTCCAGTATTTGTACTTGTAAATTGAGCAACCTGTTGCCAAGCTCCACCATTTTTTCTATAATATACTGTTGCAGTACAATTTCCGGTAATTACACAAGAAGCTTGAAAATTAAGGTCAATTACATCACCTTCTTGTCTTCCAGTAATTATTACATTTCTAAATCCATCATCAGGATTAGAACCTTCGCCATAATCTGTAGTTCCTTCAAATTCTATATCAATATCTGAAGGAGAAGTTGTTATAATAGGAATATGATTAAAAGATACAGCATTACCTTTTAATATATGATTAAATGTAACTATCTTTTCAAGAGGTATATGATTAAAGGATTGTAATGTTCCCATTTATAATTATTTATTTTTATCCTATTATTACAAAATCTGGTGAAGGATTAAATATTAAACTATTTGTACCTGTTGCAGTTCCTAATACTTGTACACAAGTTCCATCAGTAGAAGGTTCTGCTGATTGAATTTCACCTGCAACATTACTTGCATAAACAGGATATCCGATTTCATTAAAATTATATACTGCAGAATTTTTATGAATACCATAAATTAAAAATGAATATTCTATATCAGCACTTAAAGTACCTGAACTTGCATTAATTGCTATTACAGGCATATATGTTGAATTATCTGCATCTGCCATATAAACTTTACCATCAGATTTCATATAAACTGTATCTCCTATACCTATACTTTCTCCAGCTATGAAATAACTAAATATTCCTTCTGCATTAGTATTTGGAAGTGTAATAGATGAATCTACTAATATTGATAATAAACCTTGTGTACCTTGAGAACCTTGAGCACCTTGTGTTCCTTGTCTTCCTTGAGTTCCTTGTGTACCTTGTGTACCTTGTCTTCCTTGAATACCTTGTCTTCCTTGAATACCTTGTCTTCCTTGTGTACCTTGTCTTCCTTGTGTACCTTGAGCACCTTGAGCACCTTGTGTACCTTGTCTTCCTTGTATACCTTGAGCACCTTGAGCTCCATTAGGTCCTGTTAGGCCTGTTAAACCTTGAATTCCTTGAATTCCTTGTGAACCGATAGTTCCTTGTGCACCACCAATATTTGCTTGAAGTTCCCAAGTAGTAGGACCTGTTTTCTCAAATAAATCATCATTACTTATATTAATATATAAATCTCCAATTTCTCCTAATTCACCATCAGGAGTTCCTTCACCTTGATGAATACTTGAACCTGTAGTACCTATAGTTCCTTGAGTACCTGTTATTCCTTGAATACCTGTAATACCTTGAATACCTTGAATACCTTGAGAACCAGCTCCTGTTAAACCTTGAATACCTGTTAAACCTTGAATACCTTGAATACCTTGAGTTCCTTGAGCTCCTTGAGCACCAGTATCACCATCTGTTCCTTGAGAACCTGTAATTCCTTGAGAACCGACAATACCTTGTGTACCTTGAATATTACCTTGATTTTCCCAAGTAGTAGGGCCTGTTTTTTCAAATAAGTCCCAATTAGATTCGTTTATATAAAGGTCTCCAATTTCACCATCACCTCCATCAGGTACGCCTGCATCCAATGTTATACTTGTACCTGTAGCACCTGTAGTTCCTTGAGAACCTGTTATTCCTTGAATACCTGTAATACCTTGAATACCTTGAATACCTTGAGAACCAGCTCCTGTTAAACCTTGAATACCTGTTAAACCTTGAATACCTGTAATACCTTGAATACCTTGAGCTCCATTAGGTCCTACCATACCTGTGATACCTTGAATACCTTGTATTCCTTGAGAACCGATAATACCTTGTGTACCTTGAATATTACCTTGATTTTCCCAAGTAACAGGACCTGTTTTTTCAAATAAATCCCAATTAGATTCATTTATATAAAGGTCTCCAATTTCACCATCTTCTTCACCAGGTACACCTTCACCTAATGTTATACTTGAACCTATAGCACCTGTAGTTCCTTGAGGACCTTGAATTCCTTGAATTCCTTGAATACCTGTAAGACCTTGAGTTCCTTGAGCTCCATTAGGTCCTACCATACCTGTAATACCTTGAATTCCTTGAGTTCCTTGAGAACCTAAAATACCTTGTGTACCTTGAATATTACCTTGATTTTCCCAAGTAACAGGACCTGTTTTTTCAAATAAATCCCAATTAGATTCATTAATGTACAAATCTCCTATTTCGCCATAGCCTTCTGAAGGCACACCGGCATCCAATGTTATACTTGTACCTTGAGGACCTGTATCTCCTGTAGTTCCTTGAATACCTTGAATACCGCCTCCAGAAATATCTATAACAACAAAGTTCCCATCAAATCCTAATGAAATATCTTTTCCTTCTTTAACACCAAAATTTTCATTTGGTGCTATCTTAGTAACTGAACCACCACCTTCATAATTTTCATATCCCCAATTCATTACAGTATCTACTGAAACATCTATAATAACAAAGTTTCCATCGAATCCTATTGATGTATCTACACCTTGTTTAATACCAAAATTTTCATTTGGAGCTACCTTAGTAACTGAACCACCACCTCCAATATTCTCATATCCCCAATTCATTATAGTATCTACTGAAACATCTATAACAATAAAGTTTCCACTAAATCCTATTGATGTATCAAAACCTTGTTTAATACCAAAATTTTCACCAGGTGTTATAGATGTAAATGAACCTCCACTACTTGCATTTTGATATCCCCAATTTAATCCATAAAATGCAGCATTTAATGAAGTATCAATTCCTAATTCTAAATTATCTATATATGTTCTATTATAATAAATAGCACTATGATCATCATCACTAAGACCAGTTAATTGTCCGTGATCACCTGCAGATGCTGGCACTACATTATTAGATATTACAGTACTATGTCCATCTATTGATGATAATTGATATTCACAAAAATAAAAATATGTTGTATTGGTACTTACTAATTCTTCTAAACTTAATTTTACAAAACCTAACCTATAATTTCTATCATAATCAATAATCTTAAATACTTTTCCAGTTTCTAATTTGATTATAGAATTAGGTTCTATATTTAAATCATTATCATATATTTCTAACTGTACATAATCTCTAAAATATTGACTATTATTTAATGTTATTCTTGAATATAATTCTTGTAATAATCCTGATGCATCTCCATTATCTAACATCCATACAGATGATAAATCATCAATACCACCAATTGTAATAGATGATAATTCATTTATTGCACCTCCATCACCAAAGTATAATTCTTCTTCTAAAGTATCTTGATTAATTGATATATCACCAATATATAATTTATCATATACAACATCTGTTGTTTCTTCACCATCTACAACACAAATTTTAGTTAAATGAAAGTTTCTCATATAAATATTCATATTACTAAATACTTCCGGAGCAAGAAACTCTATATATAATTCATAATCTTGTGTTGATGTAATCTTCCAACCTGATGTTAATAAACTTTCAAATGAAACCCAAGTATTGGTTGTTGTTCTTGGATAATAATAATGGTCTGTTGCAACACCCCAATTACCATCTGCAGGTTTAATCCATATATTAAAAAATAATGCTGTATCAGGTTCTGCTGGAGGATCGCCAGGAATTTCATCACATCTTAAATCAAATGAACATCTCATATATTCATTTCCATTTTGATATGTTGCACCAAATGGGTCTATGATAGCTATTGAACAATCTAATGATGCATTATCATTAAATAAATTAATAGTTCCTTCAGGACTTTCATTACTTGACGGAAAATTAAGTGTCCAAGGTGACCCAACACCTTCCCAATCATTAAGATTATTTACTAATTCATCACCTGTTTCTTTATTATGTAAAGTAATTTTATGCTTTCTAAGAGGTCTAATTTTAGAGTAATTAGAAGACCATTTAACATTATAATTTGATACATCTATTGTAATATTTGAAGCACCTGATGAGGATAATGAAAGGTCTGACCAATTATATGTAAATCTATAACTATCTCCTTCATTATAATTTGTTATACAATATTCTCCTTCATTTTGTTTTAATACACATTTAAAGGGTCTTAATAATTTTTCTATTACTTTATAACAATTATCAAATGTTTTATATCCATCTTTAATTTCATATAATCTTCGACTATCAACATATGATTCTTTTAATGCACATTCAGTACTGAGCATATAATCCATTTCATATGTTCCTAATTGAACTTTAATAGGTAATTCTATTCCAGTTTCATTAAGTGCAGTTTTAATTATTTCTAAAATTGTATATCTATTGTCTGTTATTCCAAACTCAATATCTTTTAAATCTGCTAATCCATCAATTGCTTCTAAATTGATAAATCTTTTCTTGTGAATATATTCTCTTGTAAGATTTTCAGGCTTAACATATCCTTCCCATATTAATTCACTTGTATCATTATTATAAAATCTTAATTTATAATCTTTATAGTTGCTATCAAAAATGTCACTATAATCATCTCCAACATCTGCATTCTCTAAAAAACTAAATGTTAATGAACTACCTATAACAGGATTATACTTTCCTTTTGTTCCGGATGATGAAATAATAACAGGATAAGGGTTCTTTTTAGTAATGGTAGTTACTCCTCCTGAATAATCTTCTTTAAGTAATTGTATTTTATAAGTCCTTGCTGCTTTTGTATCATCAAAATAAGCATCATATTTAACACCATATGCCATATTTAATAACTATTATTTTTTGTTCTTTCTGCTTCATCTAAAATGAATAATAAATCTCTACCAGAAATTCTTGCTACTAATTGTTGTGTATTATTTTTTGAAGCTAAAATAGATTCTAATTTATCTAATGGAGCTATAATTTCAGGATTTGAACTTGCACCAGCATATTCACCAACTAAACCAAGCGTAGGTCCATAAGCTATTGCTCCTGTTGCAAACTCAGGAATTAAAGTATTAAATGCTGTTGAAGCCAAACCTGCTGCTAATGCTGCAAATACAGGTATAAGAAAAGGTGCTATTTTTATTGCAGGATTCTGTAATGCTGCGGTAATAGCTCCTGCCACACCTTCTGCAATTAATCCAGATATAACTTCTCTAATTGTATTTAATGCTTGTTTACCATAATCTTTAAATGATTTAGCACCTTTTGATAAACCATTAGATAAATTACTTAATGCATTTGCAATTGTATCTGTAAGATATGCGAATAACTCTTGAGAACTTATTGCTGTATTTTCTAATAATTCTCTAACATTCTTAATTGCTTCAGTCCATACATTTTCAAATAATGTCGCTCCTGTAGTCATTGGACCAGCTTCAATTGTAGGTGCAAAAGTCATTGGTACTAATTGTGATGTATCTACACCTTCAACTTCAGTACCTACTTTTATTTTTTGTATTTCATTAGCTTTTTTAAGTGCTTCAAGAGCCTTTTCTCTTGCTGCAGCTTCTCTTTCAGTAGTTCCAGCAATTTCTTCTTGTCTATTCTTTAATTCTCTTACTTTATCTAATTCATCTTTTCTAACATCAAGAATATGAGCTCTTGCTTCAGCTTCTGCTTTATCATCTTCATATGTATTATCACCAAGTGCATTCTTTTCTTGTAATATTCTTGCTTCTTCTTCAGCTATAGCTAACTTTTCAGCACTTAATTCTTTTTGCATTTCTATTGCTTTTGCAGTTGCTTCTGCTCTTTCTTGTGTTGTTAATGTTTTATCAGAACTTATTTCTACAAGTCGTGCAATTTCGTGTCTTAATTCAGCTTCTCTTTCTATAAATGCAATTTGTCTCTTTTTAAGTTCATTTTCAGCATCTGCTAAAGCTCTTCCTTCCTTATAATTATTCTTTATTTCTTCACCAATCTTTGAAAAAGCTTCTTTTGCCTTTTTTGCAGCGGCTGCAAAATTTCCTTGCATTAATAAAGTTAAAGCCTCTCCTAATAGATTTATCCGATGCATAACAGTAGAAATAACTGCCTTTATTCCTCCTAATGCTTTATTAAATATATCTGCTCCTTTTTTAGTATTCTTAAAAAATGATATTAGTGAACCTAATGCTACCACAAGTGCTCCAATACCAGTAGAAATTAAGGCTATTTTCATTATTTTTAATGACCCCGAAAATCCTGTAACAGCACCTGCAGCCTTTCCAATTCCTGCTGTAAATTTTGAAAATCCAGGTATAACTTTATCTATTGATCTTGATGCTTCTTGAAAAGTACCTGAAATTGTTTTTCCTAATTTCTTAGATTCTTTTCCTGCCTTTCCCATAGCAGCTTTTGACTTATCAAGTCCTTTTTGTAACTCCGCACTATTAGCACGTAATCGGAGCATTAAATCTGCCATTACTTTACCCATAAACTTATATTTATTTTAATATATATTCTTTATAAATTGATATTTGTATTACCATTTAATTTCTTTTGAGATATAATAGGTTTGTTAATAATATTCTGCCATTCTTCATAAGACATAGTTATATCTTTATCAGACTTTTGTTTCTTTTCCCAAAAGAATGGCCATACATCTTTTTTAAATCTATCATATGTAATTTTATCTTTCTTTGCTAATTGAATATTTATAAGGAGATATGCTTGAATTCTTGAACGTTCCCAATCAGCTCTAAATTTTGAATCTTCACTCTGTATATAATAATATAAAACGCCAGATAATTCTTGAGGTGTATATTCTAAGAATTGATCTGGCGTAAGATTTATGCGTGATGCAGCAATAACGAAAATATCGCTAATTGTTTCTATTTTTTTTTATTATCCTTACTTTTATTATCCTTACTTTTATTTTCACTCAATATTTCTTCTTGCATATCTACTAAAGATTTACCAAAATGAAATAATGCTCTTTGAAACTCAAAATAACATTCATCAAGAATCCATACAGCATCATCCTTTTTAAGTGTAAGTTCCTTTTTTGCCATTTTATGACCTGCTACTAAAGAATACCAAAGTATTAATTGTTGACTTTCAATATTTGTATCAAGCTCTTCAAGAGATAATCCTGTTTCCTTTTGTGCCATCATAAGCACATAATAAGATATTCTTATAGGATATTTTTCCCCTTGATAGGTAATATATTCTACCATAGTTCTATTTTATTTTTTTAAGCAGATGCTGTTTGCTCTGTAAGTGCACCATCACCACTAATTTCTCCTGAAAATGTTACACCTGCACCAGTTCCACCATCCATAGATACACTTGCCAAATAACCACCACCTGACCAATACTTATTTGAAGCCACATCAGGAAGAACATAAACAGAAACAGATGCATCAGACATTATAGATGACATTAAATCTTCTATTCCTGTAGTACCTGCAGCTTTAGCGGTTGTTTTAATTACCATACCTGAAAAGGAAATACTCCAATTATATAAATCAGGAATCTTTTCTTTTGATGATGATGTCATACAAGCTATTTCAATTATGTCTTTATTAACGCTAAGACTAAAATCCGTAGCACATCCTAATGTTGAACCGTCAATAACTATTGACATTTGTTTTGATAATAAATAATTACTCATATTATTAAATTATTTTTTGTTTACTTTATTTATATATTCATCTTCTGAAATATAAGTCTTTACACTTAATGTAATTCTCATTCTATCTTCACATTTTCTTATACTTTCTGAAATTTCTTCTTCTTTAATATTTAAGGTTTTCCAATTTATTTTACATTTCTTCTTTTTAGCTTCAAGAATTGTTAAATCTTTAAGATATTGAATAGTTTCATCTTTAATATTTTGTACTCTTCTATATTGTATAGCATTTATATATATTTCCTTTATTATCATCTGTTTTTTACTTATTTATGTAGAATATATACAATCAAAATTTAATGTATTCATATATATTCTTTTCTCTAAATCAAGAGTATGACTATCACCAGAAAATATTATATCAATAATTCCACCATATTCATTTCCGTGTAAATAGTCTACTAATCTATCGCTTATTGTTTCTAAATCTTCTGTACTGGTTGATATAATTTTTACAGAAAAAGCATAATTAGTAAATGCAATATCTCCATCCATACAAGATATTGCAGACGTTTTATTAAAAGAGTATACTATCCAATCTAAATCCAAATCAAAATTTTCAGGAAGATATTCATACTTAATACCACCATCACAATATGTATTTAATGAAGTATCATTAGTCATTAAGTGTAATATATCTGTAGCAAAACTCATTATGTTACTTTATTTAATCTTTTAAGTCTTCTTTTTAAAATCTTTTCAACTTCAGAACCAAAATCTTCATTGAAAAATTCTATTATATCATCTATATTATCTAACATTGTAGGAATAGCGATATTTTTTCCTATAATTTGTCCTAATGTCTGTCCTTCTTTAAATGTTCTAAATTCTCCATTTATAGGTACAATCTTAGTTTCTTTTACAGTTCTAATCTTAGTTCCTTTTTCAACAAATCTTAACCAATATGAATCTTTTGTTATACCTGCATAAAAACCTGTTTTATCATCTCTATCACTTACAATTTTTATATTTCTTTCAGAACTTTCACTATATGGTAATGCTGCCTTAAGAGGCTTAATAATATTTTCTCTTAATGCTTTTCTTTCTACACCTTTAAGTACTGCTAATAACAATTTAGGTTGTAAAGCATCTAAAGCTTTCATTACTTCCTTTGTTCCTTCTAATTCAAATGATTCATTATTCATCTTCAAACATTACTGTTATTAGTTTCAATCCTTCTTTATTACCAATCTCACTTATCTGATTAATTTTGTAATAATCACCATCATAGTATATCCTAAACTTATTTGTAATTTCTTTTGTAACACTATTATATCTAATTGTAAATTCTGTTGTATATTCAAGAAGTTCACCATCACTATACTGAACATTTCTATAAGGTGAATACACTGAAGCCCAAGTTTTAAGATAATCACTCCACGTAATAGTAGGAGAACCAACCGTATTTGTAGATTGAGCTCCTTGTTGAATTATTATTTGCTTATTTAATACTGAACTAATCATATTACCATCTTATAGCTTTAAAAGGCATTAAAATTCTTTCTACTACATCACTCTTTTTAATAGAACCTAAGGTATATGAGCTTCTTTCCATATCATATAAATTTCCACATTGTATTAAAATAGCCTGTTTTATTTCTTCAGGACATTCATTAGCATTATATCCTGTTATAAAATGAGTGGTAAATGTATAATCATTGCCACCTAAATATATGTCCCATTCTAATTCAAAATAATCATCATAAGTTTTCAATTCATAATCAGTATATAATGTTCCATTTATTGAAACATCAGTAATAGAAATTAAATTACCTTCATCAATTTGAACATAACTATTATAAAAGTCATATATGGTATAAGTATTCGTTGTATATGCTATATCTTTATCAATAAAATTTTCACAAAATCTTGTAGCAGCGGGTATTATCGCATCCTCAATATATTCATCATCATCAAAATTATTAGTATCAATTCTTAAATGTGATTTAACTTCTCTTAATGATACAGGATATGTTGATTTTGTTTTTGAAATATTATACATAGAAATGACATAATTTTAAATAGAGAGGAGTATTAAAACTCCTCTCTATGAATTTATATGAGAATAGTAAAGATTACCATCCAGCAGATACATCATCCAACCAAGCAAAAGCTCGAACATTTGTGCATCCTGTATCAAACATTGCTACTGCAGTAATTTGAATTCTTCCTTGCTTAGCATAAGTATAAGGGTCAACTATAAGTTCTATTCCACCCCATTGACCAACAGTCATTCTTGAGAAATCTCCGAAGTAAACTGAATTAGCATTTGCAGCAGGAACTCCATAAGCAGAATAACCATTCATTTCATTGCCATTCCAAGCAAATCTAATTCCAGCATCATCAATATCTAATCCTTTAAGATATGCTTTAACAGAAGGTGTAGTAACATAAGCACCAGCACCTATATTAAGTCCACCAATTGAAGCTTCTAATTGAAGGATATCAGCATATGCTAAACCTGTAGCTGTTGAACCAGTTACGGCAGTTGCAGCATCACTTTCTAATGTGTCGAAGACATCATAAGTTACAGCTTTATAAATTCCATTCACAAGATTTTGAAGAATTGAACTATAAATTGCAGGATTTGTTTGCACAAGTGTTTCCTTAGTAATTGACTGAAATGCAGATACTCTTCTTGGAGCAAGAGTTAATGCTTCGTGAGCCATATCTGAAGTACTTGCATCACCAGCTTCTGATACAAATTCAGCTGTATCTTCTGCTAATGCAGGAACTACAAATTGGCCAGTTAATCCTGTGAAGAATTGAACACCAATACTTTTTAAGAAAGCTTCACCAGGTGATGTTAAAATATCAACTTTATTAGCAACAGTTTTATTAATTATTGCAGATTGTGTTGATGTTATGATAGGGTCAGCACGAAATTCAAATTTCTTTGATGCTCTTCCTTCCACTGCTTCCTGAAGCCAATCTCTAAATTCCTCTGCTAAAGGTTTTTCTTCATCCCTTTTTACAGGTTCTTCATCTTTAACTTCTATTTTATTAAGTTCTTCCTGTCTTTCAAGTATTTTAATTTCATTATCAATGGATTTGATTCTTTCATCATATTCATCCCATTGACTTCTTTGTTCATCAGAAAGTGTTTCGAGTTTTGTAATATTTTCCATTTTTTCAATTAACTCATTACGTTCTGATTTTAAATCATTTATTTTTTTCATATTAAAATCTATTTTTTTAGTTTAATTATTTTAAGATGTCTCTTGAATCTATCTAATTCTTCTTGTAGTTTTTCTTGTAGTTTTTCAAAATCATCTTCTACATCATTATTAGTTTCACTTTCAAGAAATTCATCTAATCCTCTTACTACTGAAACTTCTGTTTCAGGATAAGCTGCGTGAGTAACTGTCGAAATGTCATACAACCTGTTAATTCTCGAAATCTCTCTAATGGGATCTCCATCAGGAGTGCGGCTCCAGCGTTGTCCTTCATCATCAACTGTAAAGGCAAATGAATTTTCAAAGACATCACCTCTTTCTATCATTGTATATAAATCTTGAGCACCTGAAGTATTATTTAATTCTGCTCTAAATTTTAGTCCTGTTTCATCTTCTTCTAATACTAATGTTTCATTAATAGTTCTTGCAAATACTTTATCTCTATCGTGATTAAATGTCATATAAACATCATTTTTTAATACATCAGTAAAAGCACCTGGTAAAAGTCTTTCTGTAAATACCTTTCCACCTTCAGCTAGAAGTCTACTATCAACATTAAATTTTGCTGCATATCCCTCAATAATTTTCTTATTATCTTCATTAGTATATGCTCTAATTTCTTGTTCTTCTGGTTTATAGAATCTTTTTTCAACCATAACTATTTATTATTTTAATATATATTCATTTTATTCTGGATTTTCAGCTTTATTCTTTCTATTATAGTTTTCCACACTTTGTAATTGTGTCAATAAGAAGTGGTCATCACCACCTTCATAAGTTGGAAATCCTTCCATTTTACAAATTTGATTAGGTGTCATAACTCCCATACCAAATAATGATTTCATATTTTCAATTCTTGTTTTAGCATCTGTTTCAACAAGTGCATTAGTATTAAATTCTATACTAATACCATTTATTCTTTCTTTCGTTGATAAGAGTTTTGATTCCATTTCCTGACGATACATTCTAAGAATTGGTCTTATAGTGTTTATTTTATAGTTCAATTGAAGTTGTTCAAGATTATTGAACTTTGAACTTTCAAAGTTTCCTACTAAATGAGGTGGAACTCTATATAATGAAGCTATTTGGTCAGCATTAAATCTAATTGTGCCAATAAATTCAGCATCAGCAAAATTTAATGTTATATCTTGTAATTCTGTAAATGGAGGTAATGAAACTACCTTACCTGCATTCTTAAATCCACCATATTTATTAGTGAATTCTGTTATTTTATTTTGCCATTCCTTTGGATTTATACCTTCAGGAACTGAAGTTTTTAATGCCTTAGGTGAAGTTGCATTGTTATCATAAAACTTATCTATTGTTGTGAATGCCTTATACGTTGTAGATAAGTTTAACCTAAGTTTTTCAATAGGATTTATGCCCCATACACCATCATTACTTAGTGATTTAAAATGTAATATATCATCACCATTTATAGGTATTTCTTCTGATTCATTATTTTCTTTATAGATATAATATAAAGCTCCATTTTTAATATTATATCCTATTATTTTAGCTGGATGAATAATCTCTAAACCTGTAATTATTCCCTTACCATTTCTAATAATCTTAGCAAAAGAATTTCCTTTTAAGTTCCTTATATATTCTAATGTTGAGAAGAATACATTTGATGATGTGTAGTTATTAGGATTATAGTGTAGTAAACTATATCTATAATCATCCTTTAGTACTATTTTTCCTACATCATCATTATTTTGATATACATTAAGAGGGAAACTACCGACATCTTCAGCTAAAATTTTACAAGATGTATATACTGTAGAGATATTTTCAGCAAGATTTATGTCGAAGTTAACTGAAGAAAAGTTTAAATAGTCACCAATTTCTTTAAGTTCATTATCTGTCTGTCCTACTTTTATATTTAACTTTCCTAATAAATTCGTTAAAACTGACATATATGTATCATTATTTTATTATATATATTTTTTTATGCTTTTAATGATTTAAAGAATAGAGCATTCGCATTAGTATTCTGTTTCAGATAACCACAAATAGCATTTAGAAGAGAAATAACACCATCAATAGCATCATTACTTTTATTTTTGTTTAGTTTCATATTGCCATTCATATCCTTGAATAGAACTACATTACGAAAGTTCCAAACCATACATTTATTTAAATATATATTCATTAAATTCTCATAAAACAAGCCTTCTATAAACCTAATTGCACCATCAAAATTCCTTACGCCAGGTGCAATAGGAACACACCATATTCCTTCATTTTTCATTTCATTTAAAAGTCTATCAAAGTGCCAAGGGTCATAATAAATTCCTATAATATTGTACTTCTTATTAATTTCTAATAAATGTTCTTTAACAAGGTCATAATCTATAGTTTGAGTTTCACAAGGAATAATGTCACCTTCTCTAATCCAAGTATTTATATCAATGTTTCCTTTTCTTAAAACATTGTCATCACGTTTCACAAAAAAGAAGGTTGCTTTAGCATAGAATCTATCTCCACCATCCCATAAACATACAATTGATGTTAAGTCTCTTGTAGCTGATAGGTCAACACCAATATAACAAGGTAATTCCTTAACATCTTCATCCGAAAATGTTCCAAATGCCTCTAATAATGTGTTATTTTGAATCCATTGGGAGTTCTCTTCAAGGAATATATTAAACCTTTTCGTAACAAAATCATCAAATAATGATAGAATTGTTTTATTTGTGTTGAATTGGTCTTTAAATAATTTCATATCAAGGATAGTTCCTAATGCTGGATTTGCCTTAATCCATACACTTTCATCCTCAATATCATCTCCTTCTTCCAATTCATATAATAAGTAGAAAAATCTATCATCAGATGATACACCTCTTAATACATTTCTTCCTGTTTCTACAAGTTGAGCACAAAAAGATTCTTTTCCATAACCTGCCGTAGAAATTAGAAATAGCATAGGATTCTCTTTAGTTCCTAAAGCATTCTTAATTACATTAAATTTTTGAGGGTCTTTATATGTATGTAACTCATCACATATTGCTGATGTAGGATTTAATCCTTCAAGTCTTTCAGAAATTGCAGGTACTGTTTTACACCAACCAAATCTTGAACGGTCTTTGAATATAATTTTATTAGACCGCATTGCTTCTAATCTTTTCGAAAGAACAGGAGAACAACTTATTATTTCTTGTAATGCTCTAAATGATGTATCATTTGCTTGATTTTGTGAACCTGCAATCAATATAGATGAAGGAAAATTAACTCCATCTGCCAACATAAAGTACAATTGTAATGCAGCACAAAATGTTGTCTTTCCATTTTTTCTTCCAACAAAAAGAAAAGCATATAAATATTTCCTTGTATTTGTGTCTTTATAGTATAATCCAAATAATGCAAGGATGATAAATGCCTGAAATGGCTCAAGAATAAAACGTTTATCTTTATCAACATATAAATAACTAAAGAACTTAAAGACTTTCTCTACTGCCTCAGGTCTCCATTCTAAGTCTCTTCTTTGAATATCTTTAACGTGTCTTCTTACAGCAAGTTTTATATTATCATTTGTATTTATAGTACCATCCTCTACACCTTCACAATAATCACTTGCCGCCTGCCAACATTGTTTTATGTATTCTTCTTTAGTTAAAATCTTGGTCAAAGTCATCTTTATTTTTCTCTTCTATTAGTTTAAGCATTATTCTATCTTTTCGATTTATTCCAAGTTTGACACAACATTGAAATATGATACTGGTAACTCTATCATAAGTACCAAATGCAGGATTTTGTTTTGTGGTTGCAATACCATTACCATTAGAGATGGTAACTATAAGTCCTTCTCTTTTTATTTGTGCCTTAAGTTCCTTTGCAAACTCAAGGTTATCTAACAAAATGTCTATTTGAATATCATCTACATTAGAGTCATAATTGCCCTTTTGAGTTAAGTGCTCTATAAGGGCTTCTCGTAACTTATTATTCATAATAAATGGTTTATTTTGTATATATATTCATTTATAGTATTATTTTAGGAGATGTATCGAGATGCATCAGGAGATAGATAGAAATGAATAACTTAAAACCCCTACTTCCAGGAAAAGTGATTTTAGTGTGAAAAAAATAGAGTGGTGTATATAGATACCTGGGACCCCTATCATTTCAACTACCCCCTCTTTTAAAAATAAAAAACAAAAGAGCCCAGCTACTATACTTCACTGGACTCTTCGACTGGAAAAAAATTGTATTATATTATCACAGTATATATATTCACTCTAAATATTTTTTATTATGTAACTCTTGATTTGTTTGTCTTCCATCTGTATATCCTTTATTGATATGATAATTACCTACATTACAATATATCTTAAATCTTTTAAGACCTAAAGATTCTTGTACCTTAGTAGCCCAATATGATAACATCATCTTATCAATTGGTCTTCCATTTATTTTACATTCAGACCTGAAGTTAGCTATCATTATTAATTTCTTTTTGTGTATAAGAAACTGTATGCTCAAAAGACAGGCATAGTTCTCATTATTATGAGTCATTATAACTTCTTGTCTTGAATCTGGATTATTCTTTAAGTTCTCTATAAGCTTAGGAAGTTTATGCTCTACTCTTCCTTTATAACAGGTTTCATCTACAATATCATTATATTGAATATACTTAAATGTATATATTGGATTATAGGATATAGTATAATGATAATTAATCTTAGGCTTCATTATTGTATATTACATATTATTTTTCCTATAGATGTTATATCTACTTCAAAATATGGAATATCATTATAATATATAGGTTTATACTTTCCATTAGATAAAGAGCTATATATTGTTGTATATTCCCATCCTTTTTCTAATTCAAATTCTGGTATTAAAACATTAAGCTCATAATCTGTATAATTACAAAATGTCTCAAATAATGTTACATTTAAAGTATCTATATAATAAGTATATTCAAAATACCAAGGAGCAGAAGTTGGATCATTAGAATTATCTATTATTGCTCTTACTTTTTCTATTTCATATAAGTAACAATCAATACAATATTCTTTAAATTCTATAGGTTCTTTTTCACAAGAAGTAAAAGCTAATACCACACCTAATATTATAATCAGGTATATAATCCATAATGTTCGTTCTTTAATTGTTTTCATAGTTCTATTTTTTATATTTTATTATGAATCATATAAAATACCTTCAATTTTAGTAATATATGGTGCTCCAAATTCTTTATTAATTTTTTTCATTATTCCTCAATAGTTTTTTAATAACGTTTACAACAGTATATTCACTATAATATATGTCATATTCATTAAAGTGAATATGTTCAGTCATTAATTCATTACGAATCCATTCTGGAAATTTTTCAAATTCACAAAAAGCTTTTTCACGCTTTTTATAGTCATTATTTTTAGGCTTATTCTTTTTCATTATTCTTCAGCTATATAGATAGTTGTAGGTCTTTTATAAATTACACATTCTTTTTCTGCTATAGTACTCCAATCTTCTACATCATTTATATTAGGTTTATTCTCACATTTTATGGCATAATGAATTTGACATCCAGCAATTATAATATACTTTTTATCATCACCTATTTTAGCAAACCAATTTGTGCTTACTCTATTTGTTTTAATTCCAAGAATATTATCTTCTACTATTTCTACTTCACCCCAAGCAGCTCTATATTGTTTGCCATCAGGTGCATAAAACCAGTTATCTGTTGTTATTAAATATTTGCCTTCCATAGTTCTTTTATTTTATATATTCTTTTCATTTAAGTGAAAATTGCCACTTAATGTAAGATATAATTAAATATAATCAATATCGATGACCTGTGGAATAGCTTGATTGTTAAGTAATTGTTAAAATTTAGATGCTTCGAGAGGGCCCTGAGTGCCCTTAAATGATTAAAAATTCTTATGTGTATATATAATTAAGAATGAATAAATTAATGAAAAGTGTACCACATATAGGGATATTATTACCTATAGGCTATATTTAGTTAATTTAAATTTATGAAAATTCTCTCTCAAAGCCCGTTCGATATCTCCTCGAAATTCTTTCGGAAAATATAAACTATCGTGAACTGATAAGCACCCGTTCTCCACGAATTCATTACAAACAGGTATAAATATCGAAGCTTCTAATTTTTGAAGAGATAACCAGATTTCCTCAGTACTTTTCTTAATCTTTATTAGTTCATATACTTCAGGAAATTCCTTTGAAATGAGTTGTTGAGCTGAATTAGTTCCTTGATTTTTTTTGTATAGATAGTTGAAGAATAGCTTTTTTGCTAATGTTCTTGATTCATCGTAAGAAAAGATATCAGTAAATCCCCAGTTTTCTATAAGCCAATCGTATAAATCACTATCAGTAACTAATTCATAAAATCTTTGTACTTCTTTATTATTAGGATATTCTTGAAGTAAAAGAGATGAAAGGAGATAAGGTTGAGAGGACTTAAGGTCAAGAGAATCAAGCGGCTCACCTTGATATAAACAAAATTCTCGGAGTTCTTTCTTCATTAAATTAAAAGAAGTGAATATTCTTCCGGTTCTTTCATCCTCTGTAACAATGATATTCTCTTTATTGTGTATTGTAATAATATCTCGAACTACTCGTAAGAACTTTTCATTAGAAAATTGTTTAGCAAAAGAAATAGCTTTATTCATATCAATTTCTAATGATTTGATTGTATTATAATGTTTAAGTAGAATAGGGTCTTCAGGTATTTTTGAGTATTTGTAAATTATGTTATAAGTTTTTTCAGAAATCTCACAAAAAATAAGTTCAAATTCTTTATCAATTACTTTAGAAGTAAACTCATTTGTATATCCATAAGATTTACAGAAATTTTTTCCTTCATAATTAGAATAAGATGTAGAAGTAATAATATTTAAGTACTCTAAAATATCAATCATTTTCTTAAATTTCCATTGACCATTAGACCTACCAAAATTGTTTCGTATATTTCTTGGTAAAGGGACTAAATTATTCTCTTCATTTGATTTTTCAAGAACATAAAAAAGGTGAAGAAAGTCTTCTTTTTTTAATGACTTATCATAATAATCTTGAAGTAATTCATCAATAAGTAGTATAAATCCTTTTGTAAAATAAATGCCATATTGTTTTTGCATTAATTAATAATTATTTTAATAAAAATCCTTATTAAATACTCCTACGTACCAAAGTTTCTTTAATAAGGATTTTTTGAAACACTAAACGAATATTTTTATAAAAATCCGTAGTAAAAAGAATAAAAGAATAAAAAAAAACTATATAATGAAATAATGCAGTATCTACGAAATGTATATTCTCTTACTACGGATTTTTATTATATATTATTTTATTATTAAGCTAATTAAAAACATTATCATATTCTTCACCCCAATCATTAAGTTTATTTATTAAAGAACCATAATATTCTATTTCATCTTCATTTAAATTATCATCATAATTAATAGGATCTTTTTTCCACATTTCTATGATATCTTTTCCTGAATATCTAATTGTAGGACTGATATCTTCCATAATTTTATGATATTTTATTTTATATATTCATATCATTTTTGTGAAAATTGCCACTTTTTGTTAACCTGAGTATATGTAGGTTTGATGTACCTATGCTTATCCCAAGTTTTTTTAGCGTGACACTTCTTACAAAGACCTTGAAGATTATCTGTCTCAAGTATTCTTTCAGGAGCATCTTTAATGTCCTCTATATGGTCAACTTCTGTAGCCAATATATTAATACCATTCTTTTTACATTCAACACAAAAAGGATTTCTTTGTAATACTATTAATCTAATAGTTTTCCATTCTTTAGTTTGATAGAACTTTTGTCTTCCTTCAACAGTTTTTAAGTCAATATATCCTTTACTCTTTTTTCCCATTATATTTCTTCATAATTTTCATTAATAACTCTATCTATAAATAATGGTCTATTCGGTATTCTATCATACATTTTTATCATTTCTTTATAATGCTGCCTATTACCTGAATTAAAGTTTGTATTTAGATTTGCACATAAACTTTCATTATGTATTCTTCTTAAAAAAAGTATCTCATTTAAATAAAGAATTTTAAAATGGTCTTTAACTCTATGTAGAAATTCAGTATCTGCTGCCATATACCAAGGCATATATCCTCCTGATTTTTCAATAACATTATGCCTCATCATTAGTGTACCATCAGGATATTTAGGAATTTCTCTATCAGTTGTATTTGTAGCAGTATAATATTTTTTGCACATAAATCTTATTATATCATAAGAAGTTATTTTTTTTAATACTTCTATCATATTCGGAAGCATAATATCATCAGCATCGAATTTTAAAATATAATCATAAGAGACCTTATCTAAAAGAGTATTATGAGTTATATAAGCACCTTTATTTTTATGCATATAAAATACTCTTAAATTGGAGTAATTATCTTTAATTTCTTTAACCTTATTTAATGTAGATTCGCAACCATCAATACCTATAATAATTTCATAATTCTTATGGTCTTTAAAATATGTTTGATTTTGTATAGAAGTTAAACATTCCTCGATATAATCCTGAGCATTATAAGCTGCTATTAATATTGATATTCCTTCTTTCATTTTGCTTTTCCTGCTTTTATTTTAAGTTTATGTAATTCAGTAATTGGAATACCTTTTTTTGATTCTGATATTTTTTTCTTTGTTTCTTCTGAATGTTTAAATCCTTTCTGTCTTTTTCGAGTTTTATATTTTTTAAAAGTACTATTGTAATTTTTAATTGGTTCGTGTTCATAATCTTCATAAATAATGATTGTTTCCTTTCCAATTTTAAATATTTCTACTGCATAAGGATTATTTTCATCTTTTAATGATTCTATAAATTCATTAAGTCTTTTAGATACAGAATATTTGTACATTAGTTATCTATTATTTGTGATTTATTTTCTTTAGTTCCATAAGGATCATTAACTATTTTTCGATATTTTTTTGCTATATCGATAAATGCATCCTTCGCATTTTCATAATATTTTTTATAACGCAACATATTATATGTTGTAAGTATTAAGATTATTAATACCAGAAGTAATGTTATTATAAATATTGTTTCCATAGTTCTATATTTATTTTATTTATTAAGCCTTTTCAAAAACAAGTGTATTATATCTATAATATGTAGGTAAATATTTTAGTGTCTTAAAAATATTCATCTTATTTTCATTCACATTATATCCATAATGCATAAATTGATCTATAACATATTGTAAAGGCTTACAATTATGATGTCTTCTTCCAATTTGTCCAGGTGCAGCTACAGATAGTATAATATATTTTGGGTTAAATGATAATATATTTTTTACAAATATTTCTTCAAATTTCTTAGGTATATGTTCATATGTCTCTAATGATAATACAATATCAACTTCTTTATTTAAGTTAAGAGGATTAGTTAAATCAAAATGTAAAAAATTTTCATTTTTAAGTTGATGATTATTCTTTGACCCAACAGAAAAATCAATACCTAATACTTTCTTTTTATCTTCAAGAGGTTTTATTATATCACCTACACCACATCCTAAATCTACAATACTTTCAAATTCAAAATTTTCTAAAATATAGTTTGATATATTTCTTCTATATTTAAAAGCATTTCGTTGATTTAAATCTCTTTCATAAAAAAAATCATCATAAACTGATGCTTCATAATTTGCATCATATATACCATTTAATCTTCTTCTTTTGTGATTATATGATGTGCTATTTAATCTTTTTCCTTTCTGTTGTTTTATCATAGTTCTTTATTTATTTTATTCTTAATTTAATGATAAGTTTCCCTTAGCATCAATTTTTTCATCATATTTTAGAAGTATAACATCTTTATATACTTTAATTTTATTACTTCTAAACGTTTCCGCATTCATTAACATTGAATGAATTTTAGGTTTTGTTTTATACCATATTTTAATTCGTTCTGATAAATTAAAGATGATGAAATCCTTTTGAGATTTTTCTTTAGTTTTAAAAAAGTTTATATAATATATTATATCATAATTATATTTTTCTGCACGTTTTATAAGATTATGTAATTTATCAACTTGTAGTATATAATCTGGATATTTATCAATATTATTATTTCTCACCTTTATTTCACCAATTATTATTTTATCCGTTTCTGTAGTTACTATAAAGTCATAACATATATGCCCTTCTGTGAAAGAATATTCTTTAATTCCTTTCATATTATTAAATAGTATAGAGGCTAAATATCTTTCTTTTTTCTCGTATTCTTTTAATCTTGAAATCACCCATTTTGAGTAATTTTAATTTGCCTGACACAAGCCAGTTAATTTTAATTTTCATATCAATAAATTTCATTGTTCATCATATCTATAAAGTAAATTTTCAAGTCCATATTTATCAGGTCTTTTTTCTACTTTAGGTTTTGAGTCTCCTTCAAAATAAATAGTGATTTTACCCATCATATCTATATCAACATCAACATCTCCGTTGGTTGCTTCTTCCATTAATTCTATAAAGTCATTGATTACCTTAATAAGGTCACCACTTTTTTCATATCGTAAATGGACTGGAATTTTCTTTGATTTGCTCATAGTCTATCTTTATTTTAATTATATATTCTGATAGAAAATGAGGAAAATGCCACTTAATGCACACACCAAATGAATATATATTATGTAACGCAATTAACCATATTGCATCTTTTCCTGGATAAATCATAGTTCTATAGTCAATTGACTATTTCCAGGTTTTTAAAAAGGGCCCCTGAGGCCCTTTCTTTTTTAAATGTCTGTAAATCAGAGACTTTTTTCATTTTTTATTTTATCGAGTCATAGATTAATATTAGATTTATATCACACTGATTTATAGATGTTTAACTAAATTTTACAAAAATGAAAAAATTTAAAACAATTGAAGAATGGCTAAAGACAAATCCTTCAGAAAAAGAAATGGAAAAGGTACTTAACCTTATCCATAGAGGTGAAACTAATAGAGCTCGTAAAGAGGTCTATGAAAAAGAGGCCTATTTAAGAAAGCTCAAAAGGACCGGAGATTATTTGGTTAAAATTGACTTTCCAATTCCTAAAGAAATAGCTCAAGAAATTAAAAGAACCAAAACTGAAATTGAAAGTCTTAAAAAAGACCTTCCAATACCTGCAGCTCGTGCTAAAGTTGAGAAATAGTTCTTATTTCTCTTAACTTAAGGGTCTCAAGGAATTGAGGCCCTTTTTTTAACAACATTTTAACAACTAATTATTTGGAAGTTTCATATATTTTTACTATATTCATAGTAGAAAGTTAGAAAAAGAGTTCTTAAATTTTTCCTGAAAATTTAATGGGTAAAATGCGTCAAAATTTAGAAATGAATTTTGAGGGAGAATCCTTTGTGTCTAACCTAAGTGAATTATTAACTTAAAACTAAGAAAAATGAAAACAGTAACTAATGAAGAACAACAGGACTTTTTTATTAAATTAAGTAATTATATAATCGATGAATTAGATGATATAATTGTAAGTTCTGATGAAAATGTTAAACGTTTCTTTGAAATGGTAAAACATTATGGAATTAAACTTGATGAAAGAATATATCCTTATTTAGCTGGAGATACTATTAAAGAATCAAAAATTAAAAAGTTCTTTGATAAAATGGATAATAATATTTCAGAATATATTGAAATTTTAATAACTCAAATTGTTTCATACTGGCCTCATTATTCAACTGAAGAGATTGAAGACTTTTTTGTTCGCTGGTATAATCTTTTTCAATCAGTTTTAGAATTAACAGGAGATGACCCTGAAAAGAATCCTAAATACAAGGAATACATTATAATATATTTAACAAACGAATTTTATAAAACCTATAAAAAATGAAAACAATAACTGATGAAGAACAAAAAGACTTTTTTAACAAGTTAAGCGAATACATTATGAATGAAATAGGTTCAATAGCTAGTAGTTCTAATGAAAATAAAAAACGTTTTCTTGAAACTATAAAAAACTATGGAAACAATCTTGATAATGGAGTATATTCTTATTTACAAGTAAAAAATGATGGGATTAATAATAAAGTTGCCTTTGGTATGATTACTATGGCAATAGGAAAAGCAATAACAGTTTCTGGTTATTCAAATGATGATTATTTTTCAAATTATAGTAAGTATATCGATGATATATTAATAGTTTCTAATGACCATAAAAAAGAATCAGTATATATACAATCTATTATTATTTACTTAACTAATGAATTTTATAAAAACTATAAAAAATGAAAAAAACAGAATTAACAAAAGAAGAATTACAAGGCGTTAAAAGCGAATCTAAACGATACTATGATGTAGTATATAAAAATCTTGAAGCGAATCCTAAACCTATGTATAGCGATGAATCGATTCAAGATATGGAAGACTTACTTGGATCATTCGAGAAATTTGAAAATGATGATGAAGAAAAAACTAACATAGCCAATGTTATGGGTATATATCTTGGAGAGTGTATTATAAAAAAATATGGTGGTAAGTGGATATATGATGAAAAGGATAATTTAGTAGTTAAAGTCAATGAAAATTTCATTTCAAATCCAATTGTTAAAGTTTATAAAAGATTAACTTACGGAGAAGAAGATAGTGTGTATGACTTTTATATGATTACTGATAAGTTAAAAGATAAAATACCACCAATTTATAAGAGTAAGTAAAATGAAAAAAACAGAACAGGTAGATTACAGTACCGTTATATTTGATATAATTGAGTCTATTCCTGAATTGGAAACTAAAGAAGATGTTTATTTATATTTGGAAGATTTAATTCAGGAATTTATTTATAGAATTAGTGAGTCATATGACCATCAAGGTCCTAAGGAAGAAATACCTGAGTTTAAGAAGTTTTTAGATGTTATAGAAAAAAGAAGAAACGAAGAATTTTATTATTAAAATGAAAAGTTTATCAAAATCAAAATTAAGAGCAATAAAAAAGAGGGCCTCTAAGACCCTCTTTTTTATGAAATATATTATCTTAAATCTAATATTAAAGTTTATCTCGTATTCTTAGATTTATCCACGTGTTAAATATTGGAATTCCTTAAAGTAGCTTAAATTTCTATCAACAATTACATTCTTTGAATAAACTGAAAATACAATTCTTAATGGTTCAGGATTTCCAAAGGCAAATACTTCAGCATAAATAACCTTTTCATTTTTTCTTAAAGGATATTCAAATTTAAGATTTGAATTTTTAACTCTGTATAAGAATATCCCATTTACATATTTTTCTATAAATTCTCTTTTTATATTATATTCTTCACTATAATAATATTCTATTAATGTATCTGCCATACTTAAGTCTTGTAATGATTGTAATGAATTTTTTAGAAGTTCTATATTATTTTTAAATTCAATTTTATTCTTAGTAATTTCTTCCATATTACTTTGAAGCTCTACATCTTCAATATATTCTTCTGCATAAAGTTTAAGAATTCTTTTACGTTTTGATTCTAACTTCTGAATTTCATTCTCATAATATGTAATTTGTTGTTTTTTATTTTCAATATTACTATTACTTATTACATCTTTATGAACTTGTATCATACTATCTTTATGAAAGAATAATTGTTTATAGATAACTTCATCTACTAATTCTATTTTTAAATAACCAATTGATTTACATTTCTTATATCGATCTCTATCTCCTAAATCTAAATAATATGAATATTTATCTATTGTATTAGTTTGTGTAACAAATGAATATCCACAATGACCACATTTCATCATTGACTTAAATAAATATTCATATTTTGTTCTATTAATATATCCTATATTATCTTCAAATCTTTTTTGTGCTTTATCCCAGGTTTCTTTATCTACAATTGCAGGTATTGAAATTACAACATCTCTATATTTTCTTTCTCCTTTATAAATTGGTCTTTTAACCATTCTTCCAATAACAGATGCTTTCCAAGTAATATCAACCTCTTCACCTGTATAAAGTTTTCTTGTGATTCCTTGTATCTTTTTTCTTGTAGGAATATTTAGACTATTAAGTTCTCTGGCTATTCGATTAAGTGCCCATCCTTTAATAATCCAATCATAAATTTGTCTTATAATTTTAGATTCTTTATCATCTATTTTTAGATATCCTTTATCATCTTTTGTATATCCATAAGGAAGAGTGCTATATCCTATCGCTTTCCCTTTTTTAACTGCAGCCATTCTACCTCTAACACCTCTTTCAATAAATGTATTTCTTTCCATTTCTGCCATACTGGATAAAATAGAAAGTAACATTGTGTTTGCTGCATTATCAGAAATAGATGAAAGGTTTTCTTTTTTAAAATGAATATTGACATTATGTTTATTAAAGAAGTCAATTTCATTTATTGTCTTTACCATAGATCTTCCAAGTCGAGAGATTTCCCAAATACCTATATTCTTAATATCATTATCAAGGACATATTGCTTCATTGCATCATACTCCTTGCGTTCAGCATTCAGATCATATCCTGAAACTTTTTCTCCAAAAACTCCAACAACCTCAAATTTATTTAAGGTTGCCCATTTTTTTAAGTCTTCAAATTGGGACTCATAATCTTGGTCCTGTGTTGAGACTCTACTGTAAAGGACTATTTTTTCCATAACTTTAATATTAAATTATGGAATAAATATATACAAAATTTTTGTTAGTATAAACAAAAAAACTACCATTAATATAGTAGTTTCTTTAATTATATTATATAATTGATTGAATATGAATAAAATATAAGAATATATTTTATAATTTATTATTAAATATTTTTATTTTTTGCCTTTATATTTATTAAATGTATATACTATGCTACATTACTTTGTAATTCTTCAACATCACTCTTAGTAATATTAAGTTCATTTTTAAGTTCAGTAATACAATCATTTAATACATCTATTTTATTAATTATTTCATTAAGATATTTAAAAACATTATCAAATTGTTCATCATATGCATCATCTTGCATAGACATCATACGTCCTATTATATGTAATAAATCTATAGCAGCTATATCGGATGTTTTTTTACTTTTAATACGTTTTTTAACATCATTACGTATAGGTATTTTTTCTAATTCATATTTATTTTTTTTATTATCCATTCATTATATATTATTTTAAATATTTTATATTATTGAAAATATAAATTGAGCTATAAAAAGTAATCCTATTAAGCTTCCAAGTATAAAAAATAATTTAGGATATTTTTTAAACATTTTATATTCTAATAAATTATTTTGAATTTCTTTAACTTCTGTTGTATTAGGACATTTATTATATCTTTCTTTTTCATTTAATTCTAATTTTGTAACTCTATCATTTGTTTTTGTTGTTTGTTCCTCTATTCTATCTAATTTTATACTAATATTCTTAAATTCTTTATAATTTATATTAGCATTTGCTTCTATTGCTGCATATATTCCTCTTATTTTTTCATTAAATAATTTTTCATCATTATTCATATTGCATAATTATTTTAATATTTAACAGCTTCTAATACTATAAATGAGTCTTTAACTACAGTATAAATAGTAGTTCCATTTTCAATTGTTATATCATATACATAATTTCCTGGGTCAACACTCGTATCTGTTGATGATAAATTAAAAGATAATGTTGAAGCATCTGTTACACTGCCTGTTGAGGTTATTATGGATGTAGAACCTGAAGCCCTTGATTTGACAGTAAAATAAGGTATATATGTGCTTAAATCTGCAGGCCCTCCACCTATAACACAACCAATTGACCTTGTATTATGTTGATATATTTCTATTCTATTTGTTGCCATAATTTATATATTTATTTTATGTATTTATATTAGCTGAAAATGTACGACCTGCACCTGTAAAAATTGATGTTAAACTAACAATATCAGCATTAGAAGCTCCATCCGTTGGAGGCATATTTGTACCTCCGTGAACATCAACAGCTAAATTTGCAGTAGGACTATTTGAACTAAAATATGTATTCATTTTAGAAAAGATAGCATCAACAGATGTTTGAGATAATGAACAATCATCAGCATCAAAACTTGTAAATTGTTGTGTTAATACATCAGGTAAAATAATTTCACATAAATTAGTATTATTTTGAATATTAAATACACCACTAATTCCAGTATAACAAGATACATCAAATATTCCTGTAATATTACAATTTGATACCCAAAAATTATTCATTGAACTTGTATGACTATTATCACCATTAAATAATATATTAGTTAAATTAGGACATAGATATGCATAGAAATAATTCTCTGGAAGAGTTGAAAATCCTCTCATATCTAAAACTCCTTCAATACCTGCTTTTGTAGCATTAAAATTACTACAACCACAATTTGAACCTTGCGGTGGAAGTAATACTGTAGTAAGTTCTGGAGTCTTATCAAACCATAATATTCCAGTTAAACTAGTAAAATCACTAAGATCCAATGTACCATAAACTGAAGTATCACCAATATCTATAGATGATATAGCATCTGCTCCTGAAGTAGTTCCTTTAGTTACAGTCACTATTTTATTTCCAGGTGATGAATATGTATGATCTACATCATTTGCAGAAATTGATGTGTCATCTCCAAAATCCCAATCTAAAGTACCTCCACCAGTAATTCCTAATGCAGCAACAAAATTTTCATCATAAGCATTAGTATAAATTTTAACAATATAATCTTTTTCTGCTCCTACTGGTAATTCAATTTTATAATCTAATATTCCGTGTCTTAATATAGTACTCATATTATTATTTTAAATTTCCGAAGGCATACCATATATTACTACCTTTATGAATAGCTGATGCTGCAGCATATTGGTCTCGAATTACTACTGAACCATCTGTTGTATATAAAGTTGTTGTTGCAGATAATGTAATATCTCCTAATCCAGAATTAACAATTGTAGTTTGATATCCTGTATTTAAAGAATCAGGTAATGTAATTGTAAATGTACCTGATGCATCAATTAAATTATTTGCATTTAATGCAGCTACAGTATAAGCTCCTGTAATTCCTTGAACTGTTGCGTCACCTTCTCCTTGAGTTCCTTGAGAACCTGTAATACCTTGAATTCCCTGTATACCTTGAATTCCCTGTATACCTTGAATTCCTTGAGAACCTGTTATTCCTTGAATTCCTTGAGAACCTGTAATACCCTGAATACCCTGAATACCTTGAGCTCCATCAGTTCCTTGAGCTCCATCAGTTCCTTGAGAACCTGTTGTTCCTTGAGAACCTGTTATTCCTTGAATACCTTGAATTCCTTGAATACCTTGTATACCTTGAGCTCCATCAGTTCCTTGAGAACCTGTAATACCTTGAATACCTTGAATACCTTGAGTTCCTTGAGCTCCATCAGTTCCTTGAGAACCTGTAATACCCTGAATACCCTGAATACCTTGAGCTCCATCAGTTCCTTGAGCTCCATCAGTTCCTTGAGAACCTGTTGTTCCTTGAGAACCTGTTATTCCTTGAATACCTTGAATTCCTTGAATACCTTGTATACCTTGAGCTCCATCAGTTCCTTGAGAACCTGTTATTCCTTGAATACCTTGAATTCCTTGAATACCTTGAATTCCTTGAATACCTTGAATTCCTTGAATACCTTGTATACCTTGAGCTCCATCAGTTCCTTGAGAACCTGTAATACCTTGAATACCTTGAATACCTTGAGTTCCTTGAGCTCCATCAGTTCCTTGAGAACCTGTTGTTCCTTGAGAACCTGTAATACCTTGAATACCTTGAGTTCCTTGAGCTCCATCAGTTCCTTGAGAACCTGTTGTTCCTTGAGAACCTGTAATACCTTGAATACCTTGAATACCTTGAGTTCCTTGAGCTCCATCAGTTCCTTGAGAACCTGTTGTTCCTTGAGAACCTGTTGTTCCTTGAGAACCTGTAATACCTTGAATACCTTGAATACCTTGAGTTCCTTGAGCTCCATCAGTTCCTTGAGAACCTGTTGTTCCTTGAGAACCTGTTGTTCCTTGAG